ATTGGTCTGTTATTGTGGATACTGCGCCACTAGTTATTTACGGCCCAATTAATCCTACGTATCGAGTTATTCTAATGCCTGTATTCAGGTAATTAACTTATGTATTAAAGTAAAGTCCCTTCTAGGATGTGTAAAAGCATCTTAGAGGGGATTTTGTATTGAGGAGAAAAATGGATATCGAAAGAGAATATCAGAGGATATTAGCAGACTATAGGCGAACATATGAAGTAGATTCACTATCAGCAGCAAATGACAGAGCTAATCTTGATATGCTGATAAAAAATCAGATACTCATTACTACTGTTCAAAATAAGATTAATTCATTATTAGCACAGCAAGACTCAGATGGAAACGATCAATTACTAGCTAATATTACTGTTATCAAAAAACTACAGGATACGCTCTATGATTTGATAGAAAAGAACTTAGCTATTGAGAGAGCGTTAGGTATTGACAGAAAATCACGTAAGAAAGAAGATGCCGAAAGCATTACAGATTTATGGGATAACCTAAAGAGAAATGCTAGAGAATTCCTTCATAGTGTTCTTATCTATGTTTATTGTCCTAAGTGTAAGATAATGGTAGGGAGAGTACTACCGGCACACGATCACACCTCATACTATTGTGAATTCCAGTGTAATCAATGTAACAAGGTTATTACTGTGAAAAGGGCGGAGAGGGATGTATTCTTTGATATTAAAGAAAAGCATAAGGATTGGAGAAGAAAATATCCTATGCAAGTAATACAGCCTGAAGATGAAACAGCAGCAAAGGATAATAATGATTTTGAAGATACAGTAAGGATAATAGACGATGGCACTGAAACAGAAGACTCTTGATCCTGATGAGGAAGCTTTAGCAGTTATTATACAAGATCCTATCTTATTTCCTGAATTCCTCCGCAATACAAAAGATGGAAATCCCAATAAGGAACTATGGCCTAAAGATAGGTTCAAATATCGCCATTATCAAAGAGATCTCTTAACAGACCAAAACCATTATATCTCATTAGTGGGCGGCAGAGCTATTGGTAAGTGTATGTATGGTATGAATAGAGTCTATACCAGTAAAGGCTATAAAAGGCATAGTGAATTAAACGGAAAGAAGTTTCTAGTATATGCATTAGATGAGAATAACAGGTTAGTACTAAGGCGCGGTTATTGTGAATTTGATGGAATTAAGACAGCATATCATATTGAGACTAAAAGCGGAAAGACTATACTCTGCACGAAGATACATCCTATTCTCACACCTGAAGGATATAAGCTAGCAGGAGATATTAAGATAGGTGATTTAGCCGCCGTTATTACTAAATTACCTCAACTACAATCCGCTTCATATCCATATCATGACGTTAGATTACTCGGATATCTTTATGGACAGGCTACAACAATAAAGAAAAGTCAGTCTTGGATACCTATCAAATCTAGGAGAGCAGTAGAGGAGTTGCGCGCTATTGCTTTAAAGATGGATATGTACTTTGACGTTAACCATATGAATGAGGTAAGATTTAGGTTTAAACATGGACAAGGAGCGCATCATCCTTTATTAAGATTATTTGGTTACTTTAATATAGAGTATCTTAGACGGTACAATGATAAGAATACTCTACCGCCAATGATAATGGAATTCAACGAAGAAAACCTAAAAGCGTTCTTAGAAGCATATCTATCTCAGTATGCAGAATTAAAGGCGCGTTCTTTTAAACTCTATTTCAGAACTAATTATCAGGCGGAACAGTTCCAAGAGTTATTTTTGCGCTTTGGTATTGAAACAAGAATAGAACATACTAAAGATACAGTAGAGATAAGCAATAAAGATAGGTATTATTATAGAAGAGAAAATGTAACTTTAGTTAATGTAGATTATAGAGCATCATATAGGCTATGGCAATTATTCGATATACCAGGATTCTCTATAGATGAATTATCATTACCAGAACCTAGCTATGATGCTACTGACTTCTACCGCTTTGAACCTATAGTTAGGAAAGAGAGTAGACCTAGGAGATCTACCTATGCCTTACAAGTGGAGGGGTTAAATAATTATATTAGTGAAGATGTATTAGTGCATAACTCTCTAGTCTTGGAAGATAGATTACTATATCAGATTTTTAATCACGATACAGAATTACCAGAAAAGGCGGAGATGCTACTAACTACAGCTAATCAAGCCCAAATGACTCCTATTCTAGATAGCATTAACACGCGGCTACTTTCCTCTCCTATGCTAAAACATTTCTATAGAGGATTAAACGGCCAAAAAGGTACTCTAGATTTCCTTATAGGTAAAGACGTTAGATTATATTCTAGAATTGCCGGTATGAAATCAGAGAATAATGTAATTGCTCTACACTTGACTAATGCTTATATTGATGAGGGACAGGTATACAGTTTAGGAACCTTCACACAATTAACACCTATCATCAATACATGGCAGACTAAATACGGTATCTTTGCTGCTGGTGTTCCAAACGGTATAACTAACTGTACTTTGTATCGAGTAGATCAAAGATCTAAGAAATATAAACGGTATAGAGTCCCTGCTACACAAAATCCATATTACAGTTATGGGGATTATGTGCAAGCATTAAGAGATTATGGCGGAGATGAAGATGATAGATTTCAGAACTTAGTATTAGGGAAGTGGGGAACAGGTTCACAGCAAGTTATAAGTAGAGATCAGATGGATATACAATCCTATGATTTCTATACGCTCCGCTATACTTCTCAGCAAAAATTACAAGGCGCGTATTATACTGAATTAATGTTACCTCCACTAAACGAATATTCAGCTTTAGCGGCTGGTATTGATGCTGGTTTTGTGGAACCTACTATTATACAGATCTTTGGACTAAAAGCAGGTAAGTGGTACTCCGCCCTAAGAATAAAATTACAAAGAATAGAATTTCCTGAACAAGAGCAAATTATACATTGGTTACATCAGAAGTATAGTTTTGTAAAAATAGCATTAGATATCGGTGCTGGTGGAGGCGGAGCAACTATACTACAATCTTTGTGCTCTAGACCTGAATACAAATCATATCAATACGATAAAATTATAAAGGGCGTTACATTCAACGAAGGAATAGTAATAGGGTACAATCCTGCCGGACTAGAGATAAAGCAAGATACTAAAGGATTAGCGGCGCAAGAGTTAGTACTACAATTACAGAATAAGCAGATAGTACTAAGTGAGATTGATAATGAAGGTATTTCAGAACTAGAGAGAATAGCTAAACAAAGAGGAATTACAGGAGTGGAGAGGTATTTTATTCTAAGTGAAAAAGGAAGTGGAGCAAGCAAAAACGATCACATATTCGCCGCTTATCTTTGTTTTGCTATGCTCACAAGAGATACAAGTGTATTAAAGAAAAAGAAGAAATTAGGAAAGGCCAAAGCATAACATGAATGACCAAAAGAGGCTAGCGAAAGCATCTTTTAATGCTAACTCTCCTTTATCCGCTGTTCAATACCCTTCATATATTGTTCCATCTATAAATGCTTCAGGTGATATTAATTTATCATATTTTGAAGCTATAAAACGGTGCAGATTTTTCTATGAAAATGATGCTATTGCTGGAACAGTAGTAAATAGAATGTGTGATATTGCTACAACAAAGATAAGAAATAAGCATAAAAGATACTCAAAAGAGATCAAGAATTATTATGATGGTATAGCTCAACTTATATTCCCTGTTTTATCTCAAATCTATTTGTCTTACCTCTTGGATGGCATGTCTATTCCTCAGTACAGAACAGATCGTATCATGGGAAATAGATTACATCAAGACTTGGGAAGAACTAGATATTATTATCCTAAAGCTGTTTGGGTAAGAAACTCTGAGAACATTATACTAAGGAAATCTCCTTTAGGGGAAAGACTAGTATATATAAAAATACCTGTTGAAGATAAGAATCTTATTAATTCTCAAGGCAAACCAGATAGGGAACAGGAGTATAGAGACTTAGTTGCGCTGTATCCTGACTATGTAGCAACTATCAAAGCAGGTAAGACAACTTTCAGATTAGAATGTACTCCTATCTTTAGAAAAATGACAACTTACAATACCTATCCTATCCCATTCTTGAAAAACAGTCTAGGAGCACTAGATTACCGCAGAGGACTAAAAAGAATGGATAAACTCACAGCAGATAGGGTAATTGAAGCTTTCAGGCAGATTAAAGTAGGTAGTGATGAGTATCCTGCGGATGACGAAGATATAGCAGCGGCGCAAGTAGCATTACAAGCCCACACTACACAAGATACTATATTCAATATCTATACAAACCATACTATAGAAATCAAATGGATCGTTCCGCCTATAGATTCATTGCTAGACGATGATAAGTACAAAGAAGCAAATGCAGATGTATTTCTAAGCATGGGTTTTCCTAGATTGTGGGCGGTAGGCGAGAATGAGCGAAGTAATACAGCAGATAATAAAGTAGCATCTGTTGGGCCGATAGCATCACTAGAGTCAATGAGATTAGATACGCTTGCATGGGTAAGATCTTTATACAAAGACTTAGCAGACTTAAACGGCTTTGTGTACTATCCTGAACCTTATTTTATGCCTATTAGTATTGCTTCAGCGAGTGATCTTATTATGTACGCCACACAATTCATTGAAGCAGGAGTAATTAGCAAGAATACAGGCGCGCTACTATACGGTACTGATTATGCTGCTGAAGAAGAACAGATGCAAATGGAACCAAAAGAAGATACAGAGGGAGTAAATAATAATGCAGATCCTAATCAGAGACAAGACAAAGAAACTACCGATCCTGAAGGGATATAGCACTAGAAGAAATTTTTTAGGAGCATACGGTATAGTTATACACTCTACAAATGGAGGTAAAGGCAGCTCTTTTGAGAATGAAATAAATTTCCTATTATCCTCTACTTCAGTATCCGCTCATTATATTATCAGCAGAGAAGGTGTTATAGTTAATCTGGTACCTGTCCAGTACTGTGCATGGCATGCAGGTAGAGTGTTTTCTAATATGAAGAATTACTCTAATGATAATAGTATAGGAATAGAATTACACTACACACCAGGAGAGGACAAGAATCTACCTAAACAAAAGGCGGCACTTACAGACCTATGTAAATACTTAATGGATACATATCCGGTAGTAGGTATTAAGACACACAGAGAAATTGCAAAGCCTCATGGTAGAAAGATAGACCCTAGTAACTACACAGATGAAGAGTTTGAGGTTTGGAGAGCATCTTTACAGCAAAGGCGGTATTACAAGGTAAAGACAGGTGCGAAACTTTATACCGCTCCAAACGTATCTAGTAAAGTAGCGGCACATATAAACACTGAACACATACAAAGCGGAATAGTAACATTTAGTCATACCTTTGAAGGTAAGGAAGTGCAGGATGGGTTTATATGGGTAACTAATGGTATAGGTTTTTTTAGTGGCGGAGATGTGACATGAGCACTCCTGAAATCTCCGCCTTAATCTCTGCTTTTGTATCAGCCGTTACTCTTATTACAACGTGGATAATAACGAACAGAAAACAAAAAGCAGAGGAGAGGGATAGTTTCAGGGATGATTTATTAGGCAGAATTAAAGCCCAAGAAGATTACATTACTCGATTAAACGAGCGGATAGATAACCTTCAAACAGAGAGACAAGAATTAAGTGATAAATACGACACTAAAACGGCAGAAATTAGAGCTGAAATGCAAGAGGTTATTAAAGCTGCCGCTATAGAAGTAGCTCATTGGAGAGAAAGTTATAATAAGCTACTAGACGATTATCAAAAGCTGAAATTGGGGCATCACATATTAAGAAGGGATTATGAGAGCATCAAATACGAACTAGAACATTTACGCAAGGCATATGAACTAGTTAACGCTAAATATGAAGCTCTAAGGAAACTCAATGAAACTATTTCTACTTCTAACGATCCTATCTCTGCTAGTTCAAAATAGTTATGAAAGTCCTGTACCGTACAACAATGCATTTATGTATGGTAATATCTATGTTCGTGTTATCTTTGTGGAAAGCATAGGAAACGCGGCAGATGGTCTAGATTGGAAAGAACAAGAATCTATAGAAGATTGGACAGCGGAACAGCAGGTAGATATTACAAATAGAGCGGATGCTGCCTTTAAGTGGTGGGAAGCTGTTACGCCAAAAGCTAAAACGAAATTTATTGTTAATTATAGCATGGAATATACAAAGCAAGAGCCTGTAGTAAACCTATTAGATTACACATGGATTAACGAAATAGGCTCTAAGCTATATCCTCAGTATTCAACAAATTGGTTCAGCTCCAAGTTTGAGTATGGAACAGAAGATGATAGAAAATACTACAATGCCGATAATGCCTTTGTAGTTTTTGTTGTGAACAACCATAAAACAGAGAAATTGCTGTCTAGAAATGCTCTAGGCTTATATTTAGATGATTCAATTATCGTTATATTGACAGATGGATACTCTAATACTAGATATGGTTTTTCTAGTGCTCTAGCGCATGAAATTGGTCATATCTTCGGAGCATTAGATGAATATCCTGAATCTAATCCTAGCTGTACTGAATTAGGCGGATACCTCCGAGTTGAGAATAGAAATGCCGCTCAATGTCCCAATAGTACAGATAGCATTATGAAGTACTCTATTACCTCATTCCTATCTTATCAGAACAGCAGCTATACACTAGCACAAGTAGGATATAGAGATGAGGATTGTGATGGTATTATAGAACCTTTGGATGATGATAATACGAACATGTGTACTACTATTTACCTTCCTTTAATGGAAAAACCTTAACCAGATCTTAACCAAATCTCTGAAAAAACCTGCTTGACTTTCCGAAGAAACCATGGTACATTTCTTTTGCGCAAGTGAAGAGGGACGGCAAAGCGAAAGGGTATGCAATAGCACGGCGACAAAATTACAGAGCTATCCGGTATTCCCGTTATCTGTAATGTAGCCGCTACAGGGAGTGACAAAAAGCCTGATCCGTTTCAAGGCAGGCAGTAAGTACCTACAGATGATAGCTCTACTTACGTAATAAAACACTCCGCCCTTATTCCCTCGATTGATCCTAGATACTTAGTAGAGTGAAAGGATTAGCTTATGCGGGTATGGTAACTGCGAAGTGGGGAAACAGAGAGGATATCGACAAGTAGCGAAAGAAAGTGCTAAGACTGATAGTAGATATGTTAATACGTGTGCAACTATCATAGCATACTTTCATCATACTAAATGCGCGCTACAATATCTAATCTTATCCTCTATAAGCAGTAGAGTAACCTACACTTACTTTGTTAAATCTCCGCTGAAAGATGAGAGGACTAACATGAATGCAGTAGAGGTACTTACAGAGGTAAAGAAACTCACAGATCGTTATGGTTTCTAAGTTATCTCTAACGCGGTAATTCTTCTAGAGTCTATTCAGAACATGGGTATTGTTGTTACGGCAAGAGATGGTAGCACGATGGTACTGGATAAAGGGAATTATCGCTATTTCAAAAGTATGTTAGGCTCTAGTATTCCTAACATGATAAGCTCCGCCAAAGTCAACGCTATTAAGGAGTTTCGTACTAAGTATAATCTAAGTCTGAAGGAAGCGAAAGACTTTGTAGAAGTTATTAATGCAATGACAGAAGTGGAGTAAATCTAATGGGAAGTCTGCTGTATAGTAAGACTGTTACAGTTAGTAGAGTGGGCGGAGATGATAAACTGAGGCTTGTAGAATGTTTTGATACCAAAGGTAATTTACTTACATTCTACATGCTGAAACCTAGTAAAGCATTAAAGTCTTATGTAACAGCGGGTAACACTTACACCGTTCAATACAAAGAAAGTGCTGTTCCTCTATATGCCGGTGAAATTATTAGCGCAAAGGAATTAAAGTAATGAGCATCAAGGATACGGTAATTACTGCTGTTAATCGAATGAAGCGGAGGATGGTAAGCAGCTCTGAGATTGCAGATGCAGCAAAAGCTATTAATCCTGATCTTAGTACAAAGCAGGTTAGCCGCGCTATCCGTGACATCCCAATGATTGTAAAAGCAGGTAAAGGGTTTCGGATTAAAGGTAGGTCTGTACCTGAGAGGAGCTAAGAAAGGTGTATCGAGTATCACGTAAGTGGAATCGCATTTCTAAGCTGATGTACCGCTACCGCTGGTATCTGTAAATGCTTGTGACGGTTAGGGGAATCGTTATAGTGAGGAACAAATAAACAAAATCCTCACAGAGATTAAAAGTACAGTTTGTGGTTATCTGTTTCACTTTAAACCACAATTAAAAAACATGTCTAGATCTAAATGGTTATGCTTGGATTGTGGAGTAGATACGGGTAAAATTGGAGAGCATTACTTTATCAAGACAGAAATTTGGTTATCTGCTGTCAATTCAATTAAAGGTATGCTCTGTATCGGATGTCTAGAGAACAGGTTAGGGAGAGTATTAAAGGCGGAGGATTTTACTACCTGTTATCTAAATAAAGGCGGCACTAGAAGTCAACGTCTTATTGATCGGATGCGGAGTTAGTTTAACTGGCAAAACCTTTGTGATACACTAGGTCTGATCCACTGAAAGAATATCCTTTAAAGATATTTTGTGTATTACCCTCTAAGGTGATCGCTTAGAGTTGATGTAGGTTCGAATCCTACACTCTGCATTAAAACGCGGATATGGCGAAATCGGCAGACGCATGAGTCTCAAAAACTCAGGCTAGAGATAGCATAAGGGTTCGAGTCCCTTTATCCGCACCACAGTTCATACCAAAAGATAGCGGTCTAATAAAAATGAAAACCTTCAAGAGCGAGGATGACGGCTAGCGTGTTGTAGGTTATCTGTTCGCTAGCATTAGACAATTACCTTTTGAGATGAACTAATATACGGGTATTTGACTATAGGAAGTCTGCTTGTTGTCGAAAGCAAGTCTATGCAGGTTCGAATCCTGTTACCCGTTCTAAATCAATTGGGGTATCTTTGGCGTCGATTACGCTATAGACCTGCAAGTAATGATAGATGCCTTTAAAGAGACATGAAAGCAGGTTATTCCAAATATAGTGTAAGACAGAGGTTCGAATCCTCTATACTCCACCAAAACCGCTCAAAAGCACTATACGCGGAAGTGTTATGAGCACTCTAAACAGTTTTCGCTATTTAAGACATCTGAAAATGGCGTGGAAATGGCGGTTTCGTCTATCGGATAGGATAAGACTCTTTCAAAGTCTAGAGATGAGTTCAACTCTCATAACCGCTACCAATACCTGTCTTACTTAATACGGTCGCAATTGCTGTACCTTGATTGCGTCAAGTGAGAAGTTAAGTAACACACATTTAGCTATGTGATAATTCCAAGAGTAAGAGGACATGAGGAGTTAGCAGGTATGAATAAGGGCGGTAAGACTCAAAGACGATATGCAGCAATGAAACTGAGAGATTGCCTCCCTATTAAAAAGAAAGGAAAGAGAGATATGGATGAGGATGTAGAGCTAGAAGATCTAGAATGGGATGATAATCTAGATAATAATCATGTTCATGTTGATCCTGGTGTGCCTGAGGACAAAGGAAGCTAAATAAAGCTGGTGGAAGGTTAGATCTAAATAGTCTCATAAACTATAAAAAACAAGTGCAATTCTTGTACGAGCTACCATTAGTGAAAGGATAATTATGTTAGAGGATATTATTGATATTGCTACAAAATTTACTCTCACGCTACTTGTATTCAGCGGAGTATGTTTAATAGCCTATTTCATTACTGAAGTGGTAAAGTAATATGAGTAGAGTAATTGTATTACAAGGCCCACCGGCTAGCGGTAAATCCACGTGGAGAAAGAGCTTTATTGCAGATAATAGAACGTGGGGCTATGTAAATGCCGATGAATTACGTTTAGCTAATCCTGATGCCTCTGAAGAATTTATTAGGAACAGGATGTATAGTAATGCTCATGAGTACTTCCAAAATGGAGTATCTTTCATTGTAGATAATACTAATCTTAACCCTAAGACTGTAGCGCGATGGAGAAATTTAGCCGCTCATTACAACTATGATTTCGAAATTAAGCAATTTCTAGATGTTACTCTAAGTGATTGTATCCGTCGTGATAGTATGAGACCTAATCCGGTAGGTAAGTCTGTTATTTGGAAGATGTATATTGATGCTGGTTTAGAACCATATAGAGGAGTAAAACTAAAGCTACCTGCTATTATCATTGATCTTGATGGTACGCTCTGTGATACGAGTAATCGGCAGCATTTTGTACTTAATAAGCCTAAAGATTGGAAGTCCTTTTTTGCTGGTATTCCTGATGATAAGCCTAATAGTCCTGTAGCATATCTTTATCAGATGGCAGTAAGTATTGCTATAGGCCCAAGTATTCTATTCGTATCTGGTAGAGATTCTAAGTATCGGAAAGTTACTGAGGATTGGTTAGCACGGCATGACTTTGCAGGCTATGATCTTCTCCTTATGCGCAATTTTGATGATAGGAGAGACGATAGTATTGTAAAGCAAGAAATCTATACAAAGTATATCGCGCCTTATTATGATGTAAAATTTGTGGTAGATGATAGGAACAGAGTAGTAAATATGTGGCGAAGTATTGGAGTACCTTGCTTCCAATGTGCTGAAGGGGATTTCTAATGAGCGAAAAATGTATATGTGGACATGATAAGCACAATCATAATTATACTCTAGGCTGCATGATTTATACTTCACTGAATACTGTATGTTCATGTAGGTAGGTTACAGGAAAAAGGCGTCTAGCGCGCTAGTATAGGCTCTAACAGCAATCCACAACATACAATTCTTGAATAATTGTTCAAAAAAGAGCCTAGTTAACTTCATAGACACTAACAGCAATTCAAAGCAACTATACTGCAAAACAAGGTGTCTAGCTTATCTTATTTTACCCTCACAGCAAATAAACTTCACCATATATCAAAAGCTAGTTTGAAGGATTAGCAAGGGTTTAGAAAGGAATTATTATTATTATGACAAAGACAGCAAAATTATTTCAGGCAATGAATAACAGCACACTAACCGCAAATGGAGCACCTTCACATAAGTCTACTCTTAATCCAGTACTAGATCTCTTTTCTTTAGGCGGAGCGATGAGAGGACAGGATATCAGCTCTAAGTTTGAAGCTGCTTACCTAGAAGATGCACTATTAGCTCTGAAGTGTGCTTTTTATCTTCGTGATATTAGGGGAAGTGGACAAGGAGAGCGAGAAAGCTTTAGACAGATTCTACGATGGCTGTATACTAATGCGCGGCATGATTTCCATACTATTCTACCGCTAGTGCCGTTTTATGGACGATGGGATGATATTCTAGAGTTTGTGAATGATCCTATTGTAGCTGAGTTTGTGCGCGATACTCTTTTCTCTGATATGAATTCTAAGCATCCTAGCCTACTAGCAAAGTGGATGCCTAGTGAAAACGCTAGTTCAAAGCACACACGAAAACTAGCACGGCAATGGGTAGCAGCTCTAGAGGTTACAGTTACAAAGTATCGAAAGCTACTATCTTACCTCCGCAATAAAATTGATATTGTTGAGAGTAGGATGAGTTCTCAGGAGTGGAAAACTATCCAGTATGAGAAAGTACCTAGCCGCGCATCTATGATCTATCGCAAGGCTTTTCAGAAGCATGATCCTGAAGGTTATCAGAAATATCTAGAACAGGTGCAGAGTGGAGAAAAGAAAATTAATGCTGCTGTTCTGTATCCTTATGAGATCTATAAGGAGTATCATAAGGAAGGTATATGGAAGCTACAGCCTACTCTAGAGGAGCTATGGAAAGCTCTGCCGAATTACATTACTGATAATAAGAGTTTTATCGTTATGGCAGATGTAAGCGGTAGCATGTCCGGTGATCCTATGGCTGTTTCTGTATCACTTGCTATCTATGCGGCAGAGCGAAGTAAGGGGCCATTTTCAGGTCATTATATTAGCTATAGTGAAGTTCCTCTACTTGTAAAGGTAAAGGGCAAAACTCTTGCTGATAAGCTACGAAGCGTACAAACTAGCAACGTAGGTTATAACACAAATATTCAAGCGGCTTTTGATCTTATCCTGAATACTGCAATTACCCATAAGCTGAAGCAGGAAGATCTACCAGAAATGATCTTTGTTATCTCAGATATGCAGTTTGATGATCCTCAACATGGGCCAAAGACTAATTTTCAGGTAGTAGATGGTAAGTTCAACAAAGCAGGTTATAAGCGTCCTACATTAGTTTTTTGGAATGTACGATCTTATGGCGACGTTCCAGTAACAGAAAGGGAAGAGGGAGTATATCTAGTTAGCGGTCTCTCCGCCACTACATTTAAAAACGCTCTAAACTGTAAAGCTAGCACTCCATACGATATGATGCTAGAAGTTCTTAATTCAGAGCGATACGCTAAGGTAGATGAGGTCTTAGGACTATAGAAAGAAACGCGGTAATAGCTAAACTGTAACTATTCGTAAGTAGTATTAGCATTATCTAGAGATGTGTTCAGGATAAATGATACTAGCCGCGTTATATATGCTGTAAAAAACAACTCTGCTATATTCGAGTGAGGTTGACTCTGTTAGAGAGTAATTAGAGGGTAGTATACCGTACAATTAGCGCAATTGTCTATCGGAGATGTAGCAAATCTAATGATCGTACTTGCTCCTAATCTAACTAAGGAGAGCGGATATAGCAGCAGCATATCTATAAGGAGTTTATTATGGTTATAGTGGTTGTATGTATTCTAATCCTTTGCCTTTCCGCTTTAGTAACCGCTCATGTTATTTTAATGCTCGCGGCTAGAATTGAGGGAGAAATAGACTCTTTATTTGCTTTACTTACTCAGATTGTTATTATACTTATTTTAGTTATATGTGGGGCGGTAGCATTAATCCTTTTAGGGGCTGCACTAAATTATCTTATTCAATATTTCACTTAGGAGAGTATATATAATGATTTTAAAAGTTCTACTCATTAACGGCAAATTCATTCTTATTCCCGCTACGTCCATCAGGTACATTGAAGAGGGTATAGTAAATCCGAATGAGAAAGAAATTCTTGTCTCTAAAATTCACTTTAGCACTAATATGATTGCGATTACTCTAGAGACAGTCGATAGCCTAAATCATAGATGGATAGCCGCCCTTAACAATAAACCTATTCCTTTTGAGGCAGCAAATCTCTACATGCTCTCTTAGCTCAACAGGATAGAGCGAGAGTCTTCTAAACTCTAGGTTATAGGTTCGAATCCTATAGAGAGCACCATGAGAGAGAGAAACAGCCATGATGATCTACACAGTTCAAAATTGTTATCTTACACGCTTTGCTATAGTGTAAGCTCTGAAAATAATCTGGTGTCTGCCGGTAGAAAAAGACACTAGCACGGGCGCTCTTTCTCTCTCTCTTTCTCCCTTCAAAATATTCCTCAGAAATTCACAGAGACCTAGAATTACATAGACCTATATCCGAGTATGGCACAATCCTTAGATCTTTTTCTAAGGATTATTTCTTTTTATATAAGGCATTAGGACGCCATGTAGGTTTGATTTATTAGGGCTTTGGAGCACTTAGGCAGACGATTTAGGGTGACAGACCTTTCATCTAGGGAATTAATTCCTAAAAAATTGTCATCCAAACTGCTTGACTTTTCTTCAGCGCCATGATAAACTACCGATCAGTAAGAAATGGAATATCTTTCGATAAAAATGCAGTACAAGGTAAGCCGGTTGCATCCAGGTATCTTATAAATACCTCATAGCCAGGTTCGACTCCTGGGTACTGTACCATACATGTATAAAGAAAGGAAAACGGATATGATCGGCAAGAATCTCTATTATTATGATGCTAACGCTTCTAGATTTACAGATAAAAAGGGAGAGGAAGCCTATTATGTAGCTGTTCCTATTACTGAGGAAACTTCACATTCCTGGGTAGGTTATAAGCATGGTAAAAAGATAACTTTTAATAAGAAAGATTTACGGGTAGGTATGCAGAATAAGAGCGAAGCGATTAATTCATCTGGTTATACTGAGGATATGGTAGCTTTCAATGTATGGAAAAAGAATAACCTCAGTACCATAGTAGCCGCTCTTGATACTGCCGATGAGAGCAAACTACGCCGCATCTATAGTGTTCTTTTTGAGGAATGGACAGGATGAATAAAGAGTCACTTGACTTTTAAAATGACAGTGGTACAATCATGTCATGTTAATTCTCACAGCAAGTCTAGCAGGGAGATATCTCAATCATGCCCACACTACGCAAGATTAGTGAAATGGAGCTTAACAATACGAATCAGGTAGATGAAACCGTAAAACGCGGTAGAGGACGGCCCAAAGGCAGCAAGAATAAGCCAAAGCTTGATACAGTGGCGGTAGAAGCAACAGAGAAGAGGGGTAGAGGACGGCCAAAGGGAAGTAAGAATAAGCCGAAAGAGGTTACAGATCCTAGACTCGCTCTGTATACCTGTTCTTGTGGTAACTCTATTGAAGCTCTAGCTTGTGCCATTTCTCTTACTTGTGGATGTGGGCGGAGGATGAAGAAAACTTAGATATGAAAGTGAATAAAGACAGGGAGAGTATCGGCAATGGTACTCTCTTTGTTTTAGAAAGAGGATAAAACTATGAACGAAGAAGAAATTACCGCTTTTAGAAAGCTGTATACTGAGATAAAGAAAGTTGCTCAAACGGTTATATGGAAACTTCATGAGGCTTATCCTATCGAGCGGTATAAATATCTTGCCTTTGACAGTGTAGACGAATATAAAGTATACTTCTCAGGATATGACGACGATGAAAATAGATACGCTTTTCCACTAGAATATATCTATAATACTAAAGCTCTAGAAGAGGAAATAGCTAAGAGGCAACGAGCATCAGAGATGCGGCAAATAGAGCGGGAAAAAAGAGCAAAGGAAGCGGCAGAGTATCAGGAGTTTCTAAAGTGGAAGAAATCAAAGTCATCCTAGTGACAGGAGATAGAAATTGGAGCAACGTCAAACGTATCCGCTCTATATTATCTCTTACAGACTATACAATATTAGTGGAAGGTGAATGTAGAGGAGCGGATAGGTTAGCCGCCTTTATTGCCCGCTCTAACGGTAAAGAGGTTATAGGTAAAGCGGCAGATTGGAAAGATGGTAAGAAAGGCGGAGTGATGAGAAATCAGGCTATGTTAGATGAGCATCCCCAAATAAAACTCGTATTAGCCTTTCATAACGATATTGACTCTAGTAGAGGTACTAAGGATATGATTAATAGGGCGGTTAAAGCAGGGAAAAAGGTTATTCTTTATACAGATACAACAGAACGTGAAATTACAGAATTGATTTAGGAGTATTTTTTGTGGTAAAGGCAATTGTAGAAGAGAAACTAGCATGGCTACTTAACTTTAATCTTCTGCCTAGCTGTATCATTATTGGGCGGAATGTATATCAAGAGTTTATCCGCGATAATAAAGATTATGGAGTAGAGGATAATACAGTAGTTTATAAAAGTATACCAGTAATGATTAGCTGTGAACAGCCGGATGCAATTATAGTAGCATTATAGTGGAGGTGTGGTAGTGTGTGATGAACTAAAAGAGGGTACAGTAAATTATTATCATTATTTAAAGGCTATGGAACTATCAGAGCGGTTACAAGCTGAACTAACAAAACTATCAGAGAAGAAACTAACACCGAATAGGATTTATCTATCTCATCAGCGTTATATTTATCTCATTGAAGCGGGACTCTTAGAGATTACGGGTATCTTTGAACCTTATAACCTGTTT